CATTGCACCTCCTTTATAGTCAGGTCCAACAGAAATTTTTCTTATTTCCATAATAGTTTAATTAAAATACAATAGATACTACTCCTGTAGCACTTCTATAAAGTTTTCCTATAGCAAGGCCTCCTGCTACAGCAGCAGCATTAGATGCATAAATAGGTAGGGTCAATACAACACTTGGCAATAACTGCAATAAATTTGAAACTAAAAAATTTTTCGTTTCATTATTTGTGGTTACATCAGTACCAATTAACTTATCATTTACCGTAGGCGTTGATAAAACTGTATATGTACTTATTTTTCCCATTTTGATTTATTGTTTTTTTGTTATTTCTCCTGTCTCAATGTTTATTACAGCATCTTCACCGTATTTCTCCATTAGTATCTTTTCGTGCTTTGAAAATACATCCTTAATACTGTCTATGTATTTTATTAAGCTTTGCTTCTGTAATTCTAAATCACCGAGATTCATTTTTGCTTTAGAAAAATCAGAATTCATTTCTCTAATGTTCTTTAATTCTTCTTCTGTTGCAAAAATAATGTCTTGAATATTATTGTCTTTCATTTTATTTAATTTAAGTTAGTTACAAATGTAATACTTTTTTAATAAATATTTTCCAAAGCAATGAAATTAATACTCCTACTAAAACTCCAATCCAAAAGAAATTCTTTTTTGGTTGATTTTTTTTACCTTCTGCCTTAGCTTGAGCTTTCTCAACTATCCTGTCTTTGTATATAGTTTTAACCTTTAACTTGTACTCTATTCTTTTCTCTAGTCTAGTCTTAGGAACATAGACGGTATTGTATTTAATAATGGTGTCTTTAGTAGTGATAAACTTCTCCCACACTATTGTGTCATTTATGACAACAGGGATGGAATCTAATGTTGTTATTCTTATCGTATCTCCTGTTTGTTCGCATGTATAGCCTTTCTTAATGGCTTTATTTAAATGGTACTGTGCAGAGCAACCATACAACACAAATAATAATAATAATACTCTAAACATATTTTATTTTTTAAAAAAATTATTTGATTTATCACTTCTGTTTTTAGCTTGCGATTGAGGTACTGTTTTCTTTTTAGAGACATGCGCATTGTCGATACCATCGTGGTTACCACTTGTACCATTTTTTCTATTAGTACGCTCTAAATCTCTTCGATATTTTCTACGCTCTTCAGTGTCATGATACTTCATGTCATACTTCACCTTCTTTTTTCTTGCTTCAGGATGCTCTTGATAATACTTCGCTGTCTTTGACTTTCCTGTCTTTGTACCTGCTAAATCATTTCTCATTTTCCTTGTCTTGAATAAAGTTTCTTGTAATTTTTACTTGACTTCAAGCTAGAAGTCTTACTTTTTGCGTGTACGTTTGTACGCTTAACTTTAGGCTTAACCTTTTTTGTTATCTCTAGTTTTATTTTTGCCATTACTCTTTTATTTCAAAATGCATCCAATCATAATTTTTTTCACGACCCAAAGATATAAACCCATGTTTGTAGAAAATATCTATCATTGGCTTGTATTCAGGTCTTGCAAATCTTGCAGTCTTAGATGATTCTTTGAGTAGATTTCTTGCAGGATCTAAGTCTATTGCAAGACCCCATGAGTGCATTGACAAAGCATTTCCACCCCTCATCTTCCTGTAGTTGAAACAGCCACCGAATAAGTCTATTCCTAACTCCTTAATCTTATCGTATCCATAGGTAGATAGTAGTTCATTGAATACAGATGTGAAATTATTAGCCACTAGTTTATGGCACATCATAGAATTTACCGAGCTGTCTAAGTCCCAAGCAATACGCATTGGATATGGCAACTTAATTTTTACTAAGTAACCTAAACCTGTTACATTAGCTGTGCCGTATTTTTTTGTTGCCTGTTGTGTTGTCATTTAATTTTATTTATGTCGTCTTTGATGTCCTTTGCTCTTGCAAACAACAACTTCATTGACTGCCATAGGTCTATCCCTTTTACTACTTTGTAGTTCTCATTAATAGACATTACCTCAATACTTGCCAATACCAACGCTACTACTTTAGTGAGCATAAATGGTACACTAAAGAACGTAAGGATAATATCATTGAGTATGAATTGGTCTATTAAAAAGAACATAATAACCGTAATTTCATAAAGTGCTAACTTGCTAATAATAGCTGATAACTTTCTGCTAGTTATTTTATCCTTTAATTTATTAGCTTTCCAAATTCCTGTAAAAGTATCAATACATATTAATACTCCTATCATTATGAGTATACCACTTATTGGTAAAAAGAATGCAAAGCATATAGATATAAGTGTCAATAGTTCTGATTGTATAGATAGTATTAGTAAAGATAGTTGTGTTCTCATAAGTCTAGTTCTTCAAGAGCTTCAGTTAAGCTAAAAGTTAAATAAAAAAATAATGTTATACCACCAAAAATAATGTAGTATTCTTTACCTTGATACATCATACATAACGAAGTTATATAACCCGATATAAAATAAAGTGATGCTAAAATATTAGACTTCATTTTCCCTTTACAACTATGTTTATTCCTATCTGCATGGTTTACCAAAGGGCTATAATATCTGTAGCAGTTACAACTGAATTTACTCTTATTACTTGTACAGGTAAAAAAGTACCTGATGCTATTCCAACAAGATTTACAACATCACCTCCTGCAGTAGTAACATTAAGCGTTCCTCCTACACCAACGTATAATACACATGGCTCAACTGAGCCGGGGATATTTGTGCCTGAATATAATGTGTAAGCATTTGTTGCTGCCATTATATTTGCGTTTAAAGATAACTGCGTAGCACTGTCTACATTTGTAACCGTTGCTGCTGTTGAAGTTGTAGTGTTATATACGATATCACCAACTTGAATGCTTAATGGGTTAGTCCCAAGTGAAGTAAAATTCTTTGTTGAATCTACAAGTTTATTTGCAGTAGTGGCTGTTGCTGTACTAGTTACAATAACATTAGGCATTGGGATATTTGTATTCGCTGAAGGTATAACCTTTAATGCTCTACTTACCTGAAGTTTTAAATTTGGCATAGCTTATTTTTTTTTAGTATTTTTCATAGCCGCCTGTGCGTTTTTCGCATAGTTGTTTCTTGCACTTGCCGTTAATTTTTGATTACTCGCTTCCTTAATATCAAAAGCTGTCTTCTTTGTTACCTTAGCTACTTTTTTCATTTTTTATTTTTTATTGTTAAACATTTTATTTACAAGGAGATTAGGATTGTTTAGTGCTTCTTTTCTTTTAGCACATCCACAATCTTTTCCTGTTGCTTTTGAAACAGTATCTACTACTTTTTTAATTCCTGTGGCTTTTGTTATTTTTTCAATAACATCACCCATTCCTTTAGTCTTTCCCATTTGATTTTATTTTTTACAAAGATATGAAATTATTTTAAAGAATAAAAAAGCCACTCTATAAGTGGCTATAAATTTAAAATCTAATTTGTATATGTTCTTTGTTTATTCTACAATTTAAAATTCCTGTAAATATGCCATCTTCTTTGTCAGATATATCTATAGAAATTAATTCATAAATATCTTCTTCTTTTAAAGTAGGTTTTACTGAATTATAAAAAGCTGATAAAGAATTCTTTTTTTCATTAGATATTTCACCTTCTCTTTGAGATTTAATTAAAGAAAGTAAATCTTTTTTATCATCACTTGATAATAAAATAGTTTTTTGTTCTTCTGTTAATTCTACTTTAAGTATTTCTACCCAAGTTTCTTCGTTTACTGATTGATAATTTTTCATGTTATTGATTATTTTGATTGTTATTTCCATCTATACATAATACAGTTCTACCACCACCTGATACAGTTTGAAATGTTCCTAATGTTAGTCTGCAATAATATAAAAAGCCATTAAGTATGCCAATTTTGCCAAATGAAAAATATCCACCTGTACAATTAGTAAACACACCACTTGCTGTGCCGAAGCCACCAAATGATTTATTTCCACCTTGGCAATCTGTGAACGTGCCATTTGCTGTGCCACCATTACCGCCAAATGAACCATTTATACCTGTACAATTAGTAAACACACCACTTGCTGTGCCACCATTACCACCAAATGAATCATCTGTACCTATGCAATCTGTGAATGTGCCACTTGCTGTGCCACCATTACCACCAAATGACTCATTTCTACCTGTGCAACTAGTGAACACACCACTTGCTATGCCTTGACCGCCAAATGAAAAATATCCACCTGTACAATTAGTAAACACACCACTTGCTGTGCCGAAGCCACCAAATGAATAATCTCCACCTTGGCAGTTTTCTACTCTTAATAAATTTAATGAATTTGCTAGAGTAAAGGTTAATGTTCCAACATCTACACCTCTTACAAATACATCATCTGCAGTTATATCTATTGTATTTAAACCGTTAAATACTATGCTCCTATTTCCATCTAATGACACTAAGTCAATGTATTGTGTACTCATTACAAAATTAGCAGTGCTAAAATCATAATTGCCGGGTGCAGCAATTACAGTAATTCTATTTGTTATACTTGGAGACATACCCTGAGCAGTAACATAAGCTGCTTGTAGCTCTGCTGCATTTTGTACATTTGTACCATTTGCTGCTACAAATACATATTGAGTTCCTCCCAATACAACTGCAAGACTTAATATATCGCTAATTAAGAAATTTTTCGTTTCATTATTTGAAGTTACATTAGTACCAATTAATTTATCATTTAATGTAGGTGTTGATAAAACTGTATATGTACTTATTTTTCCCATTTTTTTTCACAAAGTTAAACAAAATTATCTTATACTTTTGAAACTTTTCTTCCCATACCAACTCTTGACTTCTCAGCCTTCTTGGCACTTAACCTAGATGGACTTATCTCAGAAATTGTTTTAGGGGTCTGTGAAGAAACCTTCACCTTTGGTCTGCAGTATTCATTCTTGCCTCCTGCACCACAGGCTTTTCCTGACTTGGTATCGGTCCACTTTTCTTTTTCCCATCTCTTTAAGGATGTTCCTGCCTCTGTCTTTCGAACAGCACCCGAACCTTTCCTGCATTTTGCAATAGCTTGAGATGCTCTTGCAGATGGAAAAACATCATACTGTGCCTTTACTTTTTTATAACAAGCGTCTTTCATATCCAATGATTATTTTCTTCTTCCCACCAAAATGTTAAGTCTTGAGTTTCATTGTCGTAATACTCACCAACAAAGTCAGACTTAAATATTGAACCTTTGTTTTCAAACAAAGATAAATAAAATATATTATCCTTTATGCCTAAATATTCTTCTAAAAAGTTTGATAAAAAAGTATAGTTGCCGCCTCTTATAACACCTGCTTCTACAAATAGTATTTTCTTGCCTTTAAGTTTATAAGAATAAAGGTTAAGTAGTTGCTCTAACTCGTAGACATGCTCCTCGTCCCAAATTTCATCAGGATAAGGGACGTCTACACCAAAGCCATCGCAAATCTCACCACCAAAACTAAGTGCGTGGCGTAATAATTGCCCTACATTAGAAGAGTAGTCCGTAGATACTGTTACTATTACAGTATTAGTTGCGTTAAAATTTTCTTTTAATAAGTATTCTGCTAAACTTAGTGTTAATGCAGTTTCTTTTTCTTGAGAAATTAAATGCTCAACTCTTTTCATTTAGTATTTACCTCTTCGGTTACTTGGATTGCTTGTGGTTGAACCACCCGGTCCTGCCCATAGATTTTTGCAGGCCCAATATCTTGGCGTTAGTTTGTCATTTGCAGTATCACAACTATGTCGTGCTCTAAAACTCTTACGAGCAGCAGCACTATAGTTATTGCCATAGCCTTTTGCTCCAAAGTGTAGCAGTTTCTCTGTGCCATTGCTACATGCCTTGACCATTTTCTTTTTGCCTGCCTTATCTGAAGGAACAGGACTATTGCACTTCATGTTTTCTTTATTTGCCATTAGCTAGAAAGTCCATCGCCTTGAAAAGGTCGGTTAAAAGTTGATAGTCCTACTAATCTAGTCCTGCCGGTGCTTCCTGTATCTCTACTTGCTCGTCTTCGTGCATATAATGCAGCATTATCTTCTTTATTCTTTATTCTTTCCGCATCTCTTGTAGCAGCGTTTTTAGCAATTGCCTCAACAGCCTTGTTATTAAACGCAAGCTTGTCAGCAGTAATTTTTTCTTGCTCTACAGTTGTCTTTACTGATTTATCTTTTGCCATTTTATTCTCCTTTATTAAATATATTATTTATGAATTTTTTTGTTGGACTTTCTTTTTTGTTTTTTGCAGCCACAGCTTCTGCTACTCCTAAAAC